GATTCTCTAACCACGACTGCTTGTCTGTAATCGGGTATGAAACTGTGTTGGTCATAATTCTGGTGTTTGTTGAAAGTTAACGTAATCTTGGTCTGGAACGACTTCCATTTTCCATTTGCCAACGCAATCTTGTCTGCGACCATATCCCCAATTAGGGTTTTCTTTGTCGTATTCATAATCAGTTAGCTTGTATTCTGTTTCTTCTTCAAGGCAACCAGATTCCAATCGTTTACGGCTGCCTTCTGAAAAACAAGATGAAGGCCAGACGGTTCTGTTAATAGCCCATCTGATTTCTTTTAACCTGTCATCAAGTGAGTACTCGCTGTTGGCATAAAGTTCAATAGTAATTTTTCTCATTGACCTTTCTCCTGTAAATAAAGTTCTTTCCAAATGTCTGCATCAATTAATTTATTAATGTTTTTACATTGGTCAACAGTTAACTCACTAAAGATAAGATCGAAGATGTCTGCTTCTTCACCTTTTTCTACCATTTTCCAAAAGGCTTGTCTGGTAGTGTCAACTGAGAATTGCCATGCGTTTTTACCGTTATGGTCTTGAATTGTTTTTGGGATCATTGGTCTAAATAAGATTTGAATTGAGGGTGGTCTTGTAGCTGACATTCGAGAGCTAACTCTTCATCCCACATCTCTGGAGTGTGGTCAAGATAAGGAAGGCTGGACAAATAGTCCAACCTTTGTAGTTTCTGGGTATTAGTCATTTGACTACACCTGCTGTTCTTAAATCACGATTGTGCTTGTCCATAAACTTTTGCCACATATCTCTGTGACACCAAACACCTATAACCTTTTTTAATTTTTTAGTTTTACCTCTGCTATCCCAACTGTCATAAATAGCACCATCCTTAACGCAGACAACGTGATTGTCTTGGTCAGCAATGCAAATCTCAGGCAAGTTGTCTTTATGAAAAACAGTTTTGTATGAAACGTAAATCCAATCGTATAGTTTGCGATCAGACTTTGCCATGTCGTTGAGAGTTGTGGTTATCTCTTGGCGAGTTATGCCACCGTATGAAGTCTGTAATCTTTTGTAGCCCCATACAGGCTGATCACCATCATGTCTTTGAGCTATTGCGTCATCAGCATAATGCTTGACAAACCTGTATTCAGTATCAGTTGCTAAAGATAAAGCTCTAACTCCGCAATCACCGTGGTCTTCCTTTTTAGGATGTGGGTTGCGTGTAAAAAAGTGCAGTCCTGATGGATGTGAACTTTTTGGAAATGAAATTGTCATTCGTTTTGTAATTAAAAAATTGTAAGTGACGAAAATGAGACAGTTACCTGCTCATATACCAGTATTGCACATATCCCAACACCTGTCAAGAAATTGATTAATCGAAGGCATCTCTTTTTTTTAAAACTTCTACCTGAGATTCACATCTGGGGCAAGATAAATTGGTCATTACTGAAAACTCAGGAAAACCATTCATTCCCTCTTCAATGTCAATGTCTCCACCGATTATTAATTCTTCATTACCGCACCAATAACAATTCATTTTTTTACTTTCCTTTCTTCTAAATCTTCAAATGGATCTGTTTCTACCCATTCTCCGTTTTTAAATATTTTTAATTTCTCTGCGTAATCTGGATTAAACCATAATGTACCCTCTGGAAATTTATAAGGTTTTTTATTTGTCATTCTCTTCCAAAAATAATTTCATGGGCAGAAATTTGATATCCCCTATCCCATGCAGTTTCTAATAATTTCTTTTGGATAGAAGTTGGGATAGTTCCATCTCCTTTCTGCCACTTGCATACTGATGCTGGGTCACGATGTATAGCTCTAGCTAATGGACGGACTCCACCAAACTCTGAGATAGCAATTTGGACAGGTGTTTTAATAGTTGTTTCCATAGTTCTATATTGCCATAAATGCAACATTAATTCAAGTAATTGGGCAAAAAAAAGAGGGTGGCTAACCCTCCTCCTCTTTTTGTTTTTCGATAAACTCAATAGTTGTGCTGTTGAGGTCACCTGTGGTTATTGGTTCAAATTCCCAAGGGCAATCGTTATCAAGTAACCATTCGTATAGTTTTGAACTGTTCATTTAAAACTCCTGTTGTTTGTAGTGAAAAATGTTGAACTGTTTTATTAAAAACATTCTGATTGGATCAATAATGTAGTCCAATAAAAAATTAAATATTATATCTTTTATTGTTTGATCATTTGGTAAATACTCAAATTGATCTTCTGGTGCATAGTTATCGATAGACTCAGGCTCACTCCAGTTAATGAGCCTATCTATGTTGTGGTTGATTTTTTTCATTACTTTAACCCCTTCTTTTTGTATACAACCGCATAGCTGCATGATTCTGCTAACTCTGGGTTAAGGACATTTTCGCAGAACTTGTCATATTCTGGTTCTAACCAGCTTTCAAGTTCTTCTTTCTTATCTGTATAGCAACTAACCTTTAAGTCGCTGCCTCTTCTTACATAGTCGCAGCCAATGGCTTGAACTAATTCTTCAAAATCACAATCGATTGTAAAAATTACCCTGTAATTCCAACCATGATCAAATTGATCTATTGAAATTGGATAGTCGCATAATGACATTGGCATTAGTTGCCCTCCAATAGATTTATCATCTCTTGGTATTGTTCGGTACTGTAGGCTCTCTTGTCATTTGGTATGAAGTCTTGCCAATCATCAGTACCTTCTACTCTGAAGCTAAGAATTTGATAATGGCTAAAAGTAGTGTCAGTACTTTCTGCAATAAAGTAATCAAACTCGCAACCGTCAACTTTTGAAATAAATTTTTGAATAGTGGTCATTGTTTTAATTTCCTGTAAATAAAAAAAGGATGTAGGAGTAATTAAACTCCGTACATTTCCTTAAGTTTGTTTCTAGTGTCGATACCTTTATCGAATAGTGCTTTAAGTCCTGTTTCATCATTCTGCCAATGTCTAAGATCATTTCTCAAAGTATTGTGCTTTTCGATGTCACCTGAGATGCATTTGATTTGCCATGCTTCATCAAATTTGTAATCCATTCTTTTAGCAGTTTTATGAGATTCAGCTAAACCTTCTGGGCTGATGATTGCTGCTAGCTTTTTGATTTCTTTGTCTACCCATTTTTCCATTACAACTGGTAGTTTTTGAAATTTTTCATACTTAGCCATTTGCTTTTCATTTTGGATAGCTAGCTTTTCATCACGCTTGGCCTGTCTGTCAGCATCTGTAATAGCTTGCTGTACTGACTTGCCTTCTTGCCTAGCACCTCGTCTGTCGCTTCTGTACTGGACATACTGAGTCATGTAGCCATTAGCTGAATTCTCACCGTAGCGGTAATTCCACATCATCTGAAGATGAACTTGGAAAAATTCGTTGGTAGCAGTCTTGCCAGAAACGATACCGTCAATAAGATTTTGGTTGCCTAGTTTAAAACTATGACCGTCAATTTGATCAGTAACTGCTAGGTGATTGTTAGCTCTTTGCTCACATAAAGCAACGCTATGGTTTCTTTGCTCTCTGGCATTCTCGAAACAAGCCTTAAGGTCAACTATGCAACTCATTGGTCTGTAATAGTCATTAGTCATTTTCTTGTAGTAAGAATCCATTTCCTGATGGAAAGTAATGTCTAGTAAACCTTTTGATTTTGCATACCAGTAAATCTTTTCTTCACCATGCCATGTTTGCTCAGTATGAAAGGTCTTGCCTTCTTGCTCACGCTTTGCCCACATAGCATTGTAACGGTCTACATCTATTTGAACTGAAGCAATAAGCTTGTTGTAGATCTCATTCTCTAGGTGGTCTGCTAGGTTTTGTGGAAATTTGAACTGTGTCATTGTTGTAGTTAATAGTAATTAGTTAGGGAACAATTGGTTTGATTAGTCGATGTAGCCTGTAGCGTACTCAACTATTTCTGCACTTTCTTTTTGGCCTGACTTGATAGCTCTCTTGCCTAATGTGCAATCAGTACCAGAAGCCATGAATAAATCAATGAAATGCTTTCTTAGTTTTGGTTGGATGTCTCTAAAGTCATTACCAAGAGAAAGACTAGAGAAAACTATTAAAGCTCTCTTTGCTTCTGCTTTAGTGCGGTTCTGTATTCTGTGAAAAGTGCCAGTATGGCAATCTTTCCAAGTTGCAAACTCGCTGTCGATCTCTTCGGTAGTAGTCCAATCTGCTGTGTACATGATGATAAAAATAAATAATAGTACTCTTATAGTGTTGCACATACACCAACATAAGTCAACAAATTAATTCCAGTTGTTGCGATACTTTCTTTATTTCTCTATATTATGAGTAATTTTATTTATATTTTAAATGACCCTTACAGCTATAAAAACTAAGCTTAAAGTTATAGGGGTTAACCAAAAAGGCTACAGAATAGGATCTGATCATCACAATCACAATCCTAAAATTACTGATGTTGTTGTTGATGCCTTACGGGATCTTCACGAAGACTATGGTATAGGTTACTCGACCTTGGCTAAAATTTTTAATTTAAATAAACATACAATCGCTAAAATTTGCCGTTATGAAAGAAGAGCAGATTACCCAGATCGTTTCAAAACAATCAAAGTTAGGTAGACCTATAGAAAAGGTTGATCCTGTTGAAAGTTCCAGAATTTGTGAATGGATCGCTCATGGGAAAACTTTAAGGGAATATTGCAGACAAAAAGGGAACGTTCAATGGAGAACTATTTATAAATGGTTAGATAAAGATGAAGAGTTTCGTTCAGCCTTCGCACGTGCGAGAGATACAGGCTGTGAGATTTTGTTTGAGGAATGTTTAGAGCTAATTGATACTCCTCCTACTATGTGCGGTTCAGAGGGCAATGAAAGGATAGATCCAGCGTTTATAAACTGGCAGAAGAACAGGGTTGAAACTAGGTTTAAAATGCTATCTAAATTCAATCCAAAAAGGTTTGGTGAGAAGTTGGGAGTAGAAGGGGAAGCAAACATTAACTTGACTATCAGCACTGGCATTCCTCAAGGATGAGCAGCATTACCCTTGATTACACCGCTCGTGAATGGCAGCGGTTTTGTCATATAAACAAGAAAAGGTTTAGTGTTTATGCACTCCATAGACGCTCGGGCAAAACTGAATTGGCCATCATGGAGCTAATTGATAAGGCCATAAAGACAGATAAAGAGTTGGCAATGTTTGTCTATGTTGCACCATTCCTGAGACAGGCAAAAGCTATTGCATGGGCTAGGTTGAAACAAAAGATCGAACCATTGCGTAGGAACTCAGTCATAGACATTAATGAGGGTGAACTGTCGGTAAGGTTTAAACATAATGGAGCAATCATTAGACTCTTTGGAGGTGATAACCCAGATGCCATGCGAGGACTAAGATTAGATGGAATCGTAATGGACGAGGTAGCCCAGTTAAAGAATGAATTGTGGACAGATATTGTTCAACCAGCGTTAAGTGACCGTTTAGGGTGGTCAATTTTTATAGGAACTCCTAGCGGTATTAACTTGTTTTCTGAGTTGTATTACAAAGCTATTGATGAGGATGGTTGGACTGCTGCAAGATTCACGGTCTACGATACCGATTCGTTACACCCCAATGAGGTAACTCGTCTCAAGCGTGATATGAGTGAGACTAGTTTCGCTCGTGAGTATTTATGTGATTTTTCAGCAGCAGGTGATGACCAACTTATTGCATTGGCAGATACCGAAGATGCAGCCCAACGTGTATACCAAAAGGCTCATGTAGGATTTGCTCCTGTAGTGCTAGGTATAGACCCAGCAAGGTTTGGTGATGACAGATCTGTAGTATTCCGTAGGCAGGGAAAGCAAGGCTTCAAACCTATCGTCTATCGAGGTATAGATAACATGGATCTAGCAGCAAGAGTAGCCAATCTGATAGAGGAACATAACCCTGATGCTGTGTTCTGTGATGCAGGTGCAGGTAGTGGTGTAATTGACAGACTAAGACAGTTGTCATATGACGTTATAGAAATACCATTTGGAGGTAAGGCAACCAAACCAGAACAGTACATCAACCGTAGAACTGAGATGTGGTGGTTAATGAAACAATGGATAGAAGAAGGAGGTGCAATACCAAACGACACCGCACTAAAACAAGAGTTAGCAACACCTATATATTGGTACGACAATGTGGGTAGACGAGTGCTTGAGTCTAAGGATCAGATAAAGAAAAGATTGCAGGGGGCAGGGTCACCAGATCTAGCTGATGCTCTAGCATTAACCTTTGCCCTCCCAGTAGCCAAGAAAGAGATAGAGGATATATACACCAAAAGACGTAAGAAAGCTACAGGCAAAGCAGATTATGACCCATATAAGGTTGTTTAATAATGACATCACAGATAACATTTGAATGTATATCTAATTATTTATGAATAGTGTGACCGTAAGTACTGACAGTACAGCTACTGTTGACAAAAGTAGAGTACCCAAAACCATCATCAAACTCTGCACAGTAAATGAAGTAAAGGGAAAGTTGGATTTATTATTTCTTGAGCATTACAAAGAGATTGCTCGCAACAAAGGAATAATGAAATTAAAACCAAACTACCCAATGTATTA